TTGGAAGTCTGAAACAAAATCGCCAACGTTTTGGCTTTGTAGAGAAGATGATACGTTAAGTTGTTCGTTAGTAATGCTTTGTGTTGTTACATCTCGCCACATACGTCCACCAAGGCTTTGGCGAACTGAACTTAGATTTGTAACGTTATCTCTTGTTAATGGAATAAATGATTGTAAGTCATCAATAAAGTTATTAAACGGCGTAGCAATATCAAAATCCAATCTTACTGGATTGTTTGTTACGTCAGGAGCCACATCTTGGTTTGGAGATAAAGCACCAACACCATCGTATGACCAATAGTTTGATACACAGTTTCTAAAGTTTGTAGCGTATGATTGCGCTAGTAATTTAATATTTGCGTTTCTTGTTAAGGAAGCTACATCTGCATCACTTGTTGTTGGGAAGATAGACGCTGATGAAGTTGATTTATAGATAAGATCTAATGGGAACGTTCTTAACGAAGGAGTAAGTATTTTTGTATCACCACGAATGGCTGCTGAGAAGTTAGGGTTTTCTAAATTAGATATAGATGTATCGTTAAATGGATCTACTAGGAAACCATTTTTAAATCTAGTTAAACCGTTTTCGTCAACAACATTTAAGTCTTGAGTTGACGACTCGAGTTGACTTAAACTAATATAATACTCTAAATTATCTAAACGTTTTTCTACATTAGCAATATCACCCATTGTATATGTTTTCGTACCAGCAGTTTTTGCTGTTACTGCGTAGTATGACTTACTTTGACTTTCTGCCTCAGTTGGTGACAACGCTGGATAACCTGGGATTGTGATATGAGAGATAAGGAATTGGTCTGCGCCAACTTTTGGAGGAGCAGGCATTGTTTCCTCTTCACCTTTAACTGTGGCAACTTTACCATATGAGTCAATTATAACTGCATCAACACGAGCATTATAAGTCTCAATATCGCTATTGACATTGCCGTCAATTTGTGGTATAATATAATCATTAGTACTAAAGGTTGGTTGCGATGCTCCAACAAGACCAGTAACAACCGATGCAGCTCCTTCAGTTAATGCAGTGTAGCTAGCACCTGCGCCAAGATCAGCATATGGTCTAAAATCAATACATTCTCTTAATCTAAACGTCGTACCAGTTGTTGACTTAAACACACCCATGTCTGATGTGCGAATTTTCTCGCTAGGTAAGTTTGTAGTTATATCATCAATTGGATAACTATCAATAGTAAAGAAATTTGAACCAGTTGAGTTATTAATTTTAAACACTTTAAGTTGTACTGTATATGTACCTGATGTTGGTACTGGGCGACCTGGGATAAGTTCCATAAACGAGATGTCATAGAAATTATCTTTTTGGTTTGTATTTAATCTAAAGCTATCAGTAAAATCATTACCATTACTATCTTCAACACTTGTGATGCTATGTACATCAGGGAAACCTAAACTATATTGTGATTGCCCATTGTTCCAAACAAATTTAATATATGGATTAACTAATACTTTATTATATGCTGTCGCGTCAGAATTATTAAATATTCTTTTGTTGTAATAAACAGTAGCAACAGGATCTGAGTTATCCGCTGGGTCTAAAGTAATTGTAAGAACTGAGTTGTTTAAAGATGTAGCATAACTTAAAACATTAATAAAAGTATTAGATGCATCAACAACAACGATGTCTCCTTGGTCAACTGCAAAGTCTTCGTTACCATTAGCCGCGTTAATAACAATTTCATTACTTGAAACGTTTGCACTCGTAGCCATTGTACGTACAGGTACCACCAAGTCTGTTAATGTTTTAATGCTTCTTGACCCTGTATCAAATACCATTGGTGCAGTATTTGTACCTTTAATTTTTGAGCCAGATGGTAGAGTAATAACTCCAGATGTACCGACGATACGCTCAACATTAGCAAATGTATATGATGGGTAAAGTAATTTAACACCAAACAAATATAATCTTGTAGCAGTAATGTTTTTAGCAAAAGCTTCGCCGATCTTTGTACCATTTGCACGTTGTAGTTCTAGTGTTTCGTATTGTAATCCAATAGTACCAGAAATTGTAGTAATGTCAACGTAAGATCCGTAATTAAGAGAAGTTGACTCGTTAGTTTGAACAGAAGTAGTTGTAACATCATCAATTACAGTATCTTGGAAACCTCTGTTTTCAATTTTATAACCTTTGATATAAGCCGAGCCTTTACCAACAAGTGCCGTAAGGTCTGTGCCACGTCGTTCCATTAATACTTTGAAATCATCAACGATATAATCGCCATTTGTTTCATATGTACGTTTAGCTAGTTCTTCATTAATAGAGTTAAATTGTGCAACGTCTCTAAGCGTAACAGCTGAGCCATTTTGGTATCTAATTAATGTAAAGAACCCTGCATCAATATCAGCAACAGCAGTATCTTTAACAGTTAATGTTGGAACCATTTTAAATCTATCGGCACCCGGAGCGTTTTCATTTTCTGAACCGTTTGCGTTATCAAATAAGCTGCTATCTTGTAGCGAGCTAACGATTGTTTCAGAAACTTCATAACCAACTGATAAGTCATCAGGCTGGTCAGTGTATGGAGCAACAATAAGAGTTTGGTCAGCAGCGAATAAGAAGTGACCTTTTTGAAATATAACACCGGCTGCAGCTTGAATACCAAATGATTTACCTGTTGGCGCTGGGAGCTGTGTTACCTGAGTTGTTTGAACACTAAGTACTGTTTCAATAATAGTTGAACCATTATAGCGATACTTGTTAATAACTAGTTCTTCACCAGCAATAAACGATTTATAACCACTTGTTTCGTTTGAGTTTAAGTAGTTAACAAAGAATGTATTAAGGTTCGGTGGACGTGTTTCAAAACCACGCGCTGCGAATATGATTGACGCTTTCAATCCAGAAATCTGACCTTCAATCTCATACTTAGTTTCAATTTCAACTGTGGAACCAGAAATTACCTCGTCTGCAACCGCAGGGATAAACGTTTCTGGATCAAAACCAGTTTTGTCTGTTAGCTTAACGAATTGTAAACTGTTTAGATTTGTAAAGTTACAGCCTTTAACGATGCTACCTTCTTGGTAAATATTATCACCAAATTGTTCAACCTGATTTTGCAAGATCGTTTGTAGCTGTGTAAGCTCACGGGCTTGAATAGCGTAAGCAGGCTTAAACAGAATTTTATAGAACTGCTTTTCTATATTGAAATCATCAAAATATGGAGCAATATTTAAATTTTTATTAATAGGCATCTATCATGTTTCCTTAAAATTCTAATACTAATTTGTATTCTTCCCGTGAGGTTCTTGAACGAACGAGAGGAACAAAATCTTCCATGAAGTATACTTGCCCACTTCTTTGGATGTAATCTGATTCTATCGTATTATTGGCTTGTGGACTATTTATTATAATTCTTTGACCCGTAGAATTAACAATTGCGGCAGTCGGATCAAACGATATGTCATTATTCGCTTTGTTAGCAAATGGACCCATATAGTTTGAAATATAAACTGTGTTAGCAGTATCAACTACTTCATGTATTCTACCAGTGAATGTTATTTTGTTTGACGCATCTAATTGTTTAATTGAATCGCCTTCAATAGCGTAAGAAATGTTATCTGTAAAAATTTCAATTCTGTTATCAAATACGTCTGGTGTATTGGCAGTATTGGCTTGAGCACTTACAAATTCTGGATTTTTAACAACACCGATATTAGAGTAGCTGCTTTCTGAACCAATTTGATTATTATCAGTTTCTGTAATATATCCATATAAAAGAATATGACTACAGTATAATTCATCAATTAAGTTATAACCATGACCACCGAATGGAGAAAGAATTGGTCTTAATTCTACTCTAACATCAACAGAGTTAGTATCTTCTGGAGCAAAATCAAACTCAGGATCTTTAACTGAGGCTGTTAAATTAGTATAGCCACTTCCTGGGTTAAGGATAATAATATTTGAAATTTGTCCAGCAGTTACTTCTGCTTTAGCAACACAGCCTGTGCCATCACCTTGTAATTCAATAGTTGGTATAATTGAAAATGTTGCAATGTTTGATACGCCGTCAGCACGTGGAGTACCAACAACTCTTGCTTTACCATAACCACTAGCAGAGTCAAATTCATATGTATCAATTTTATATATTTGCGATGTTTGGTCTGGGTTAGTTATGTATATTGACATACCTGCATAATAGTTTTGAATTTGGTTAACAACACCGGATCCACCTGCGCGGAATGTTATCACACCAGAGTTTGATGGAGCAGCAGCTAAAAATCCATCTAAAGATGGGTAGCCGGCGTTATCAACTGGGTTTTCAATAAAGATATCTGATAGTTCTGAACCATATATGATAGCAGCAGAGTTTGCGTTTGGATCTGGATTAATTTCTAAATCTATAGGTAAGGGAATATAACCAACGGCATTATATGCCTCAAACTCAGACGATTCAATTGCGTACATAAACTTCCATACGTATTTGTCGGCTGTTGCGTATATTTGATTTGTTGTATATGCATTCCAATTTGGTGGCGCAATAGATGGTCCATCATTGTTGTTATATAAGCATTTGAATACACGATAGTCTCCAGTATCATTATCATTTGGACCAACTACAGCGTAAAACTTTTCGCCTTCTAAGTCAATCTTATCATCGTATTGAACATAAGTTGCATCTTTTTGCCAAGGGTGATACTTAATCATAAACTTAGTATCTGATCCAAGAACCTTTTTACCAAACACAGTATTTTCTAAAAATTCATTTTTACTATACTGCGAGTTAGATGCGGTTTGGCGTGTATCTGTTGTAATTGAAGAAACAAATACATAGAAGTCATTATTCTGAATGTCTTCCATAAACATTCTAGTCGTATCATTTTTTAATTTTGTTGTAAGTACTTCTGCCATGTCACCTAGCCTGCCTCTTTGTAATATTTATAAACATTTTCCTAACCTCTTCTACGTATATTAGGTCTTGGGTAAACTTTCCCAGTTGCAGGTCTTGTTTTAAAGTTTCGTTTTGGAAGTGTATTTCCATCTATTGGTCGTTGATTAATCCATCTTAAATATTTATTATCAGCACCTTGTAGACTATTTCTATCGTACGCATCATCTGTACCAGAGTCATACATTGCATTCATAGTTGAGTTATCAGTTATCCATTGTTGTGCTTCTGATTGAGTTATATTAGGCCATGCTTCAGCAAGGATCGCTACAACGCCAGCCACCTGTGGACCTGACATACTTGTTCCTTGATACTTACCTAATTGATATGAACTATTTCTAGCATCGTTTACACCACCTGAGTGCAAACTACTTTGAATACCTTCACCAGCTGCAAAAATATCAACTTGGTTACCGCAATTACTAAACGGTGCTTTAACTTCATTAACATTATTTGATGTTGCGCCAACGTTAATAACTGGATTAAACCCAGCGCCGGAACCTGTACCACGATTAAGGAAATACGTATAATCAAATCCATAATATTGAACTTCATATGTATTGGACCAATCTTGGTCAGCCTCATTAACAGTTTTCCAACTATCGTTACCTGCCGATGCGATAATAATAATTCCATCATCTATTGCATCTTGCATATCAGCCATACGTGAGGTAAAGTAATTTGGAATATCCATTTGTAAAGATGGTGCATAACAACCACGAGCTCTTAATTCAGCGGTAGTTAAATCGCGTCCTGGACTAAACTCCGTACCTCTGTATGTAATACTTGTAATGTTACCAAAATTATCTGCGGCTGAACCAACAGGTATAGAACTACCATAACTATTATTTGTAATAGTAGGATTGCGTCTACCTGTTACAGCGTTAATTGCTTTTGTATTATGCCATTCCCTAATGTAATCCCACATTCTTGTACTTGATAAGTTATTTGGATTTGAACCATAAGGGCTAATGTTATATATTGTCGCGTCTCTGGCCCAGCCTTGAGTATTACCTGCTACGGTTCCACCACAATGGCAGCCATGATTGTTATCATCTTCATCTGCTGAATTTGTATATGAACCTGAACGATCATATGTATAAGTTCCATTTGAACCAAATCCTAATGCGCT